AATCTAATACAGCAACTGCTTCAGTAGTGTTTGAACCACCGTCAGTTGTTGTATTGTAAATTAAAGCACCTCTAGCTGTTAGTGTAACTCCAGTAAAAGATAAATCAGCAAAGTCAGTAATAGCGACTCCTGTTGAAACTTTAACACCTTGGTTTACTAAAGCTTTTCCACCAGCTGAATATCCTGATGGTGATGAAACTTCGTTTGTTGTTGCATAGTTAGTTGTTGATGCACCTAATGTTGCAACTGAAGTATACATTGCTAATTTAAATGTATCTCCACCTGAACTATCAAAGTCGTGCTCACCAGCTAACAATTGCTTTTTGAATGAATTGCAAATTGCGTTAGTTGTTATTGCCATAATTGTTCTCCTTTAAAATTACGTATTTGGTGATGGTGAAGGTATCTTAATTCTAGGTACCCCATCATCATATTCCGCACGTCTTCTTCTCCCCATTTGTTGAAGAGCAAAATTCTGTACTTCTTCATTATACTTACTTTCATACAGCTTGTACATATCCTGCGGGCCTTTTAAATATCTAAAAGCTTCAGTAAGCACACCATGTAACAACATTGATTCTTGATATGTAGACAAGAATGTATTGTTAGAAGATGTAAACTGTGGTGGATCTGTAATGTAATTGATTTGTACAGTGTATGCGGAATTTGGTATTGGAGCCACAAGTATATTAAAATCATCCCAGTTAGCCCAATACTTAGGTAAACCTGTAGCAGCATTATTGTTATATTCTGAGATAAAACTTGTATCTCTTCTTTCAAGAAAAGTTCTAGTAGAACCGTCAATCACTTGAACAGATCTCATTATGGTTAGATCTGCAGGTAATGATACGTATCTGTTTCCTGAAGTAAATGTAGAAGTTGAATATTTTCTTAAATCATCATAATCAACTTTACCTGCAACATCTAACTCTACTGATCTTATAAATTCTTGAATTATACTATCTGATAAAACGTTACTGTCTACTTCAGTGTAATTTCTTACTTGTGTTAAAAAATTTGCGTACGTAACTGCCATTAAGTTATACTAACCTCCGCTTGACCAACTAATGCATCTAGTTGTCTTCTTCTATTTTGTAGGGAAGGATCAGCAGGAGTCATAGCTGAGGTTCCTTGGTTAATAAATGCAAAATCTCCTGGTAAAGATAAATTAGCAACTCCAACTGTAATTCCACCAGAATCAGAAATTGTTTGGTCATCTGTAAATTCTTGGGTTGGTTGTTGAAACTTTTGATTTCTTGAATTTTGTAAAGCTATTGCATCAGATACATTATACTTTCTTCTTATCTGTGGATGTTTAGGTTCAAACTCAGAATAATGAACTAAAGAACCATTCCATTCCTTCACCATCTCAGTGTATGGAAAAGCCATTCCTGATCTATCTGATATTGATTGCGATCTTTTTCCTGTAGCCCATTTTGGCATAATTATACTCCGTTAGGATAAAAAGATTGTGGAGTGATGTATGTAGATGTTCTTTGACCATCTTCATCTAACGCTCTTTTCAATTCATCCTCATAAATTAATTTATTTTGTTGTACAAGCTGTGGAGCTTTTTTCATAGCTAAGTAATAAGCCAACCCTGCGCACATGCACGGTAAAAATCTATAAGCAACATCGGCATCATTTGTGTATGCACCAGCATCTTCAATTCTTTTAATTACATAAAATTTTAAAGTGTTGTATGTATTTAAATCCGGTGCCTGATACAAATATATATTTGGAGTAGTTTGTCTATCTACATAATATTGTGACGGTTGTCCTAATGCTAATTTATTAGGTAATGCAGCATAAGCTGATCTATCAATTTTAGTCAAAGAAACATCTTGTGTATTTACACCATCTGATGCTGCTGCGCTTGAAGATACATAAGCTTCTAATACATCATTAACATCTGCATCGACTGCATATTCAGCTTGACCAGATACTAAAGGTATTTCATTTAATTCTGTTTTCCAAAGGTGAATACCTCTGTTACCCCACTCAGCAAATAATAAATCTAAACTTCTTCTAGCAGAACGCATTTCATAACCAGAAGTAGTGCTAAGACCACATCTTTCATAACCTTCATCGATTACTTCATCGATATTAAGGTTAAAGCTCGTAGTTCCTGAAGTTGCCATTTAAGTCCTTTTTACGGTTATACAATTTCTTAGATTGTATCACTTTTTGACTAAACTTTGAAGACCTTAGACTTTTTGCTGTAGGGTTTCTTTTTAACTTGTAATTTTTTCTTTTTTTCACCTCTAGCACCCCTTAACTGGCCTTCAATTTGTTTTGTTATTTGTGATCTTCCTATTGGCATAATTAAACCTTTTTTATTTTATTTAAAAATATAACAATGATTAATCTTTCATTATTATCTAAATTAGTAGCTCCATGATAATTCTTTCCATCATAACATACAAGAGTGTTATATTTATTTGAAATTTGTGCAGTTATATTGGTGTTATCATCATAAAAAGAGGTGCCGGTATTAAAATTATTAGTATTTTTGTTAAGGTATATCACACCTGCTAATTCACAAGGATCCTTATGCATTTTTGTTTTTTTCTTGTCGTGTTCTACCCAGTCCTTATAGTTGATTTTATGAAAATGTATTTTTGTTTCATTAATAATAACAGTTTCTTTATTAAAGTATAATTTTAAAATTTTACTTATTATTAAATCATGAAGACTTCTATTAATGTTAAATAAATTATCAGAACGATATCCAGGCCAATTGTCATTTGAAGACGGTTCATACCATTTAATTATGTTTGTATCCTTTACAACACCATCAGGATCCTTAAAAAAATTGTTTTTAATAATTGTTGGGTACATTTAAACTTTCTAAAAATTCTCTATGTCCTTGTAATTTAGACAAGTTCATATTCATTTGTTTTTTGTATTTATTTGGATCGGGATGTAAACCATGTACAGGTTTAGTTTTTTCCTTAATTAAACCTAAACCATTTCCAACCACGATATAACTGTTAAGTTCAAAACCTGCCACACATCTATTTAAATCAAAGCTTTGAGGTATAAAATTAGCTTCCTTTAAACTATTAAGTCTTTCTACTAAAAATTCTGGAATGACAGTATTGTTTTTAAAATTTTTCCAGAAATCTGAGTCATTTCTTTTAGTTAAATAATGTAAATATAAAAAAGCTAAAATTTCATCATTAGTATTTTTAATAATTAAATTAAAATTTTTTCTTTTGTATTCAGAAATATCAAACAAATCTTCTTTATAATGAGCCAACAACATTAGTTGTTGAGATGTTATATATAATGAAGTTGCTTCTAAAGGTTCTGTAAAACCAGCTGATAATCCTACAGCAATACAATTTTTTACCCAAACATTTTCAAATCTTCCTGCGTTAAAAGAAATTATTCTTGGGGAATCTAGTTTAAATCCAAAATGTTTTTCTGCTTCTATAAGCGCTTGTTCAGAATTAATAAAATCTGAATCATATATATAACCAGCACCAAACCTATGCTGTAGTGGAATTTTCCAAATCCAACCATATTTCATAGCTATGGCATGAGTGCAGGGCATTATTTCATTTTCTTGTTCTAAAAAAAATGGAACTGCTTTTTTCATTGGTAGGTGCTTTTGATAATCAACCCATTGAGTTTGAAAAATTTCACCAATAATTAATCTTTTAAAACCAGAACAATCAAATATAAAGTCACAAAAATGTTTAGCTTTGTTTTGTAATGTTACTGAAGTAATATTACCTTTTTCATCTTGTGATAAATTAAGCACTTCCCCTTCAACATGAATAACTCCTCTTTGTGTAGCTATTTCCTTTAAATAATTAGCAATTTTATGTGCATCAAAATGCAAAGAAAAATTTTCATTTAAAATATCAACTTTTTTATTTTCATTTAGTAAACTACCATGAAGACATTCATTTAAATTTAAATTTTTACTTACACAATCTATAAGATATTTATCATAACAATCGTGAGTAAATGAATTTTTAACTGAAAATTTATTTAATTCATTTAAAGAACTAAATCCATGAAAGTATTTTTTATTGTCTCCGTTCCAATTTTCAAAATTAATACCATATTTTAAAGTACCTTTTGTTTTAGAAAGTAAATCAAAAATATTTATATTTAAAAAATTTAAAAAAGAAACTAAATGTGGGGTAGAACCTTCTCCAGCTCCGAGTATACCAATTTTTTTACTTTCAATTAAAGTAACTTCGTTTTGAGGGTAAATTTTTTTTACAAAAAGAGATGTTAACCAACCTGCAGCACCACCACCTAAAACAATAATTTTTTTCATTTTTATTGCAAATCTCTAGCTTTTCCAATCACAGGTTTGTATTTTGTTTTACCTTCTGATTTGTATGCCCACAAAAATTGTTTTCTAGGTTTGTCTGTAGTGTAACTACAGTGTATCCATCCTGAGTTGGGTTCGCCTGGCGTGTAAAACTCGAGTATCAATTGATCGTAATCTAGGTTCATATGAATCCAGTCAGCTAATTCAGCGTTGTCAGTTCCCATACATTCGAAGTCTGCGGCCTCAGCTTTTGCATGTTGGCTGTTGATCGAGCTACCTATTTTTAGGCACAGCTGATCGCTACGGAACCCTGACGTTACCTTGACTCTTCCGAAGTGGTCACGTACCGGCTGTAAAATATTTTCACAAAGTGCTTTTAGTTTTTCTATCTGACCTGAGTTAGGATTGTTGTTAATATCTAACCTGATGGCAGTATCTGATTTAATTAATTCTTGAAGTGTAAAATTACGAGATAGGTTCATATTAAAAGTAATTAATTGATAAATTAAGTCTACCATCTAAACTTGTAGACGAGGTACTATTGTGATCAATACATCCATCGAATAAAATAATTCTATTATCTATTGATTCAATAAAATTGTCATTAATTATAGTTCCTCCATCACAGGTGTTGAATGATAATATTGCTGCTTTGTGCGTAAAATTATAATCTCTGTGCGGACCGTGTTTTAAGACTGTTTGGGTAGCAGGATAGTAATTTAACTTTGCTCTCATTAAACCTTTAATTTTTAGTTCTTGTAAGAGAGGCTCCATTATTGGAAAAAGATATGAAGAATTGTAATCATTGTAAATAGTATGTGTAAAAAAATTTTTTTGTGCACCCAAATCAACAACTGACCTTCGAAACCAGTTTACAGTATCGCACCATACCTGACTTTTAATCTTTTGATAAATATCTTCTTTTAAAAAATTGTCTATTATTTCCATTTAAAAAAAATTAAAGTTAATATTAATTCTGCCTTCTTTTTTAGTAGTTGTTGTACTTGAGTGACTTTTACTTGGATCAAATAGTAATACTTGGTTTTCTTTAGATTTTATTAATTTATCATTAAACCAAGTACCTCCATCGCAAGTGTTTAAACTTAATATAGCACCTTTATGAGAAAAAGGGTAGTCTTCATGATCTTCATGTTTTAAAATTGTTTTTGTAAATGGGTAAAAATTTACTTTAGCTCTTAATAAACATTTTACATTTAATTTTTCTAATACAGGTTTTATAAAATCAAACATGATACTAGGCTTGTAAAATTTAAAAAGTGCATGAGTAAAATAATAATTTTCATCCTGAGTATCTACCACAGTGTTTCTAAACCATGCTAGATCATCCTCGCCACTTTTTTTAAAAAAAGTTGTTTTAATTAAATTAAATTTTTCTTTTTCTAAAAAGTTTTCAATTACTTTCATTATTTTTCTGTAATAATTTTTTTAATTGATTTAGAACCATCAATATTGTCTTCTAGTTCTGCTTGTACTTTTCCGCACATATATTGTACATTAACATTTTGATCACGTTCTGCAAGACGTTTTCCTTTTAAACAATCACTCATTGATTGTTGTATTCTATGTTCTTTTAGCTCACCTGCTATAAACATGCAGAGAGCAACGACACTAGTAATTACCGTTTCCATTTGCAAACTCCCTTTGTCTATCTTTTAATTTTTCAATATCTTTTAATGCTTTGTCCATTTGTTTCATAATAAATTCTATATTAACTTTGTTTGTCATATTCATTTCTTGAGTCTGTTGCATTTTTTCTACTTGTTTATACAGATCTTCGATAAGCATAAACTGCTCAGAATCAGCGGGAAGTGAACCCATTAATCCTCTTGGCCATTTAATTCTAAACTCTGTATTCTTTTCAAGATCAGCTTCCATTAATTGTAATCTTGTGTGATGAGAGTTTTGAGTTTCAATAATACCGAAATAAGCCCACGTGCCGATTGCGACAAGCCCGATCAAAGAGGCAACCGTCTTCATTGGCATCTGCACAGAAGCTTCTTCAGAGATAGTGAGTGGTCTTTTAGACACTAGGTCCTCCGCAGAAAGCCAACAGCACTAACATAACAATAAGTAAACCTGTAAAATAATAATTCATTTTTAACCCAATCATAAATTTAAAGAGATTATCCATCATTGAACAAAGCTTGTCTAGAGCAGCAAAAAAATTATAAATCCATTTATCAATCATTTTTTTTCCATTTCATAAAACATTTTGTCCGTATCTTCTGTAACCATGTCGTTATCTTCTGCGTCCCAGTATGTAGTCTGAACTTTGTAATCTGGCCAGCTGTCATCAGTAGTATAACTGTTAACGTGCCAAAGAATACGATTATTAGGCTGAG